CGAAGAAAAAGAAAAGTCATTTAAAACATAGACTTGTTTATAAAAGTCTATAAAGCCCTCAATTAATTTTTTATCTGCATTTGTTGCAATCGTAGAAAGAAAATTAAAAGTAACATTTCTAAACTTTTTTCGCAAAGATTTGATTTGCTTTTCGTTTGCTCCCAAAAACAACTCTTTTTTATAAATTTCTGTTTTTGTCCCTAAAGCTGTTTTAAAAAGTCCTTGATTTTTTTCTTTTACAGACTTTAAAACGTCTAAAGCAATTAAACTATTTGCTTTACT